TCTAATATTTTCCCAAAGACTACTCTTTATTTCGCCTTTTTTTTTTCTTTCATGATCTCCTTATGACGTTTCATAAATTCATCATGACTTTTTCCAGGCATGTATACAGGCTTGCCATCTTTACCTTTATGCATGTGGACACCTTGTAATCCTAGTTTTTTTGCATCTTTCATGGCCTCTTTAGCTGTAGGGAAGGAGTGATCCATAGGATCGTCGGCAGCCTCTATTTTTTTCTTATGATGCATCCCAGCCTTAGTTTTTTCATCTTTGTGCATACCACCTTTCATTTTTTCCTTATCTTTATGCATGCCGCCCTTCATTTTTTCCTTATCCTTATGCATGCCGCCTTTCATTTTCTCTTCATCCTTGTGCATGCCAGCCTTAGTTTTCTTGTCCTCATGCATACCACCTTTCATTTTTTTCTTGTCTCCGTGCATACCAGCCTTCATTTTTTTCTTATCCTCATGCATACCAGCTTTTGTCTTTTTCTTTTCATGCATGCCAGCTTTGCTTTCTTCATCTCCATCATGATAATTTGCCTTACCCTCCTCTTTCATTTTTTTAAGAATGGCCTCTTGTAAGGCTGGTGGCAACTTCTTTTGTTTTTCAGTAAGTTGGCCATTTGTATTTTCCATGAGCATTGGCCTATCCTTGCTATACTGAACGCCACACGCTTTCATAGTATTATCCAAATTCATATCCTTGGTATCTACCATATCAGCGTCATTCATAGCACAATGACTCATATAGGATTTGAATATTTTAGTTTCTTTTTCGTCCATTTTGTGACGATTAGATTTTGATTTCTCGTTATCGTGATAGCTAGCTTCGCTCATTTTAGTTTTTGGTTTATTAAAGTAAAAAAATAAATCTTGATCATCCCATGGACCTTTTCCATCTAAAAACTCATTTCCTACAGAAACAGAAGCTTTTTTGGATGCTTTTTCGAATTGTGATATGCAAACAGCAACTCTTTGTTTATTATCTCCAAATTCCCCTTTTTCTGATAAATCAGCAACACATCTGCTCATAAAATCAGATCTTTTTTCTTTATCGTTTGGAGTTGGAATCGGCATTTTGCACTAATATTTACACTTAATATTATGCTTTTACACCTAAAACTGGTTCTGTTATTGTTTTAAGTAAAAAATCTTGATTATCAATAAAAATAGGTAGTTTTTTAAAGTTTTTAAAATTAGAATAGAATACAGACATAATATCAGTTATTTTATTTATTCTAAGGCATCTTAATTCATATACTTCTCTCAGATAATCACTAAGACTTTCCAATAGTTTCTTTTTAACGCAAAATTTGAAAAAACTATCAAACTCTCCCTGATTAAAATCTTTGTGAATGGATTTATATATAGATATAATTTGCTCCTTTGCGTCATCTTTATAGCTTAAATTCAATATTATATCACATAAGTCTATATATGGGTGATATTTACAACAATCTTCTAACTTATCGAAAAAAAACAATGAGTTAGTTAAAAATATAGAATCAATAGTAATGTTTGACAAACATGGGATGGGATCACTTACCTTTGGAGCTGTGTGGCTGATATCATCAAGCAAGCTAAGTAAAATTTTTTCTAACTTATCGTAGTCAGTATAATCTTTTATTAAATTTTTTGTTCTATCTGTAAAATTTTTAGAAAAATTTTGGTGTTCAGTTAATTCTTTAAGATATCCGCTTTTTAATCTTTTTGGTTTAATTTTTTCAATTACAGCTTTATGAGTCCAAAAAAATACATCTGCATTTTTTAAGAAAAAATCTCTACCAGCATCTTTTAAATTAATACAATTAGGAAATTGGCACAATAAACATAATATATCATCCCCTACTTTTACTTTTTTAAGACATATGAACTTAGCAGACGCAAAATTTTTTAACTGCTTTAAAAAAAAACTCTCCCTAGCTAACTGAACATTATCTGGGTCAAGTGATACTTTTAAAAGATAAAGCTTGCCATCTGACGCTTTCAAAGAATAAGTGTCATAGTTAATGCCATTATCTATCAGTGTTATGTTTTCAACACTCAACTGATTATATATTTTATCTAAAATGCTGAGAATATACTCCCTAGTAGAATCTTTTAAGCTGGGCGTATTTAATACATAAGCTTTGTCATTGTATAAATGTAAACTCATTTTATAAACAACATATGTTTTTATTTTTTATCTTAACTCCAACTGTATCAACATCTTTATGCTCAATGATATACTTAGAAACAGGGAATTGAATAAATTTCTTTACAAAGTTTTTTATATCTCTTGCATGAATTTTTTTGTTTTTTATTTCATTAAAAATAAATTTTTTAACATGAGGAGTTATTTTTAAGTGGACACCTTTTAACTCTAATCTTTCTTTGAGCTTTTTGATTTCTTTTGTAATAATACTTAGATAAACAGAATCTTGTAAATCATTAAAACTTAATATCTCATCTATTCTTGAGATTAGCTCAGGTCTTAAATATTTTTTTACGGCAGCATTTTCTAATTTTTTAGGGCTGTCAGAGTCATCTAAAAACCCCATGCTTCTTTTATGTTTTTGCTGCTGACCTATGTTTGATGTCATAACAACTATTGTATTACTAAAATCAATTTTTCTATTTAAGTTATCTGTTATGTAACCCTCATCTAATAAATGTAGTAAAATGTCCAATATTTTTGGCTCACATTTTTCTATTTCATCAAATACAACCACGCAATTAGGGTTATTTCTTACATGCTCAGACAATATACCGCCATCCTCATAACCAACGTATCCAGCGCTTGCACCAATTAATTTATTTATACTAGTTTTGTCTTGATACTCACTCATATTAAGCTGTATGTAAGATTTCTCGCTACCAAAAAAGTATTTAGCTATATTCTTAGCTGTAAATGTTTTACCCACTCCAGTAGAACCTACAAACAGAAAACTTGATAGTGGTTTGTTTTTATCTGATAGACCTGTTTTAGCGCATGATAGATTGCTATATATTCTCTCTAATGCGTCATCTTGCCCAAAAACTTCAGATTTAATATTTTCCATAAACTTAGAGAAAATATTCTTTTTTTGCATGATTGCTTTTTTTGATATGCCGCTTTTTTCACTAACTACGTCTATTATGTCATTTTCTTTAATTTTTCTTTTTCTACCCTTACCCTTAGAGGTCATAAACGTAGACATTGTAGTTATATAATCTTTTATAATTTCAGTAAATTTAGCCTCATCAAACTCTGAATTATCATCTAAATTTTTTATTAAGCCAGTAAAAGTCTCACGGGCATCAATAACTTTATCTGAGTTTTTAAAATATTTTATCTTAGTTTTAGCTCCAACTTGATCAATTACATCAAAAGCCTTATCTGGAAAATTTTTATTACTTAAAAATGTTTCACACAAATCTAAAATCAAATCTATTTCTTTTTCTTCATACTTAACATGATGAAAATTTTCATAGTATTCTAAGGTATTGATTATAATTTTTTTAGTATCTGATTTGCTAGGCTGATTAACTAAAATTTTATCGAATCTTCGGGTAATCGCAGAGTCTTTTTCAAAGAATTTTTTGTATTCTTGAAGGGTTGTAGCGCCTATGCATTTTATATTACCGCGAGCTAAAGCTGGTTTTAACATGTTTGAGGCATCAACGCCCCCTTCAGAACTGCCAGCTCCAATAATAGTATGTATCTCATCTATAAAAAGTATAATATTGTCATCTTTAGAAACTTCATTTATCAATTGCTTGAATCTCTCCTCGAACTCTCCACGATACTTTGTACCAGCTAACATTGAAGTTATATCAACTGAGTATATTTGCATCAATGCTAAATGACAGGGCACTTCTTGATTTACAATCTTTTGCGCTAAACCCTCTACTATCGCAGTTTTACCAACGCCAGCATCACCAATGAGAATCGCATTACATTTATTTTTTTTAAGTAAAATCTCAATTAACTCATTAATTTCTGAGTCTCTACAAGAAATTGTTGATGAATTTTCTGTTATAAATTTATGATTTAAATTAACACAATACTTCTCTAATATTTGTATGCTTTTTAAAGTTTTTTTAGCGTCAACTTTTTCAAAAGAAAAAACTTTTTTGCCTTCTATATGGAAAATATTTTTAACCTGATCTGTAGATGGTATTGATGTCTCTACAACATGAGCTTCTATGATTTCTTTAGCGTATTGAACCTCAACATTTTTTTGTTTCAAGAATTTTACAAAATCACCGTCCATGTCAAAAATAACGTACAGTATGTGCTCTACTCCAATAAAATAGCTGTCAAAGTTATCTGAAAAATCTTTAGCAAAAAAGATTACTTCATTAACTTCTTCGTGCCAACCTTCTTCATCAGTGTCATACAAATCTTTTCTTTCTTTGCAAAACTCTTTAAATAATTTTAAAAATTCTTTTATATCTGGATCAAACCCAAAACTTTTAAGCTTTACCACACAACTATCAGATAAATTTACTAAACATCCATAAATTAAATGACTTATGTTGATTAACTTATGATTATTAGATTGTGCAAAAGCTTTTGCATCTTTTATGCATTTTTTTGCTTTTGGAGTTAAATTGAAATCTGTTAAACCCATCATAAATATTTACACTATTTTATCTCAGATAGTTTCATGTAGATTTTATCTTTTAAAGAATGCATTTTTTCTATAAAAATTATATCCTCACCTAATCTACCATGAATTACAACAATGTCTTCTTTTTTAGGTATTTTATTACCAGAATTTAGATAATTTGTTAATTTTTGTTCTCTATCAGAATCCATGAATAAACCGCTTATTAGCGCACTTTCATCTTGCAAATCTAATCTAACATACTTGTTACCATTTCTGCTAGTTCTTTTTACAGAATCTGTCACAACTCCTATAAATTTTAAATCTCTAAAAGCAGGAGACTCTTCATTAGATTCTATTTTGATTTCTTCAGCGGATACAAAGTCTTGAGATAAGTCAAAAATATCTTTTAATTTATGCGAGTAGCTGTACCCAAGCAATTTGTTTTCAAAAAACCAATTAGCGTACCTAAGATACTTTTTATTCATTTCATAAATATCTTTGTATGGACCATACTTTTTCTTAAAAGTTTGAAACCTTTTTTCAGTCATCATTAATCTGCCGTCATCACCGACAGACTTGCTAGAATATTGATCATGGACTGCATTTAAAATATCAAAGTCATATTTTGTGCCAAGCTCAATAAAATTACGCTTTTCTCTATCAGTTAATATATTAAAAGTTTGAGCCTCAAGAACTAAACGGCATCTGTTTGAAGAGACAAAAGAATCTAATAATCCCGCTTGAATCAAAGCTGATAAAATACCTATGTTCATTCCTGCCTGTTTAGCAGAAACAAAAATGTCATATTTATTAGAAAAACTTTCCTCTCTAAAATTTAATAATGACTGTAAAACTTTATCGGAAACTCCTTTAATAGAATTTAAACCATACCTTATATTTGAGCCTTCTATTTTAAAATCTATGTCCGATTTGTTTAAATCAGGTGGTAAAAGTTTGATGTCGAATGATGAAAGTTCTTGGGTGATTTTTGCTATCTCTTCATGAGAGTTTGGCTCATATTTTGCATATTTTAAAAGACTTAAAAAGAACTCTTTAGGATAATTAAACTTTAAATAAACTGTTATTGCAGCTAGATAGGCATAACTTATGGAATGCGACTTATTAAAAGAGTAATTAGCTGAATCTTCAGCTACTTTCCACAAAACTTCACCGATTTTAGCATCTAAATTATTGTCTTTTATTTTTTGTGTTATTTTAGCTTTCCAAGCTGGCATTTGCTCAGTTTTTTTCTTACCAATTATTCTTCTTAACTGCTCCGACTCATCTAAACTAAAGCCAACTTTAACAGCCATTTTCATGAGCTGCTCTTGGTAAAGAGGTATACCGCCTGTATAGCTTAAAATATCGTCAAAAAACTCATGAACAGATGAAAAATCGCCTGTTCTAGCGTATGCTGCATAATAGTCCAAAAACTCTAAAGCTCCAGGTCTTGCTATAGCCACAACAGCAGATAATTCCTCTAAACTTTTAGGGCATATTGTGCGACAGACTTTATAGTTTGTGTCGGCTTCAATTTGAAATAATCCTTGAGGAGATCGTAAACAAGATAAAGCTGCATATATTGATGGATCGTGAGGATCTATGTCTTTTACATTTATTTTAAGCTGTTTGCAGACATCATTTACAACAGATAAAGTTCTTAAACCTAAAATGTCAAACTTGACTGTTAAACTAGCGACATCATTCATATCATAAGCTGATATTAGTGAATCGTCATTAGTTAGCTGTAAGGGCATAATATCTTCTAAATCAAAAAATGATATTGATATGCCTGAAGGGTGTACCCCTGTGTTTTTATTTAAACCTTCTAATTTTTTTGCTATAGCAAAAGCTTTTGCATGATTATCTGCATGTTTTTTAAAAGTTTCACTCTCATTGCAAGCATTGTTTAAACTTGCAACTTTACCAAAACTTTTAGGTATGCTTTCACTAATTATATTGACATCAGCTTCTGAAAGCTCTTCAACTATTTTACAACACTCTTTCATGCAAAGCTTACTGCTTAGAGTATTTAATGTTAAAATTTTAGAAGTCCTACCTTTAAATTTTTTTTCAATATATTCAATGACCTCAGATCTACGATCATAGGAAATATCATTATCGACATCAGCTAATAAGCTGCCATCTAAATATATTTCACCATTATGTTCTATTTTTTTAGCTCTGCTTTTAGATACAAATCTCTCAAAAAATAAATCATGCTCTATAGGATCTATGTCCGTTACGCCAATAACATATAGAACCAAAGATCCAGCGGCGCTGCCTCTACCTGCACCAACAGGGATGTCATTCTGTACACAAAAATTTATTATGTCCCAGTTTAAAAGAACATAGTCAATAAATCCAAGATCTTCAAAAATTTGTAATTCTTCTTTTAATCTATCATAGTAAACTTGAGCATTTTCTAATTCATGTATGCCTTTTTGTTTTAATCTATTGAAGCAAAGCTTTCTTAGGAACTGATAGTTACCTTCCAGGTCTTTGCAAGAAACCTCGTCATAATATTTTTTTTCTATCTTAATCTCTGGCAGTTTTACGCCAACTGGAAAAGGTGTTTTATATGGCTTGTAACTTGAAAGTTTCATATCTCTAAATCAAAAAGTTGTTTTTTAAATATTTTAAAATTCATCTCTATGTCATAGAGTGCGTCATGAAGTTTTTTAGGGTCGTGTTTTATGTTATAATGCTTTAACAAGAAACCCTGTGATGTTTTTAAACCTCTCTCCTTATAATTTAGAAGCCTATATTGCCAATTAATAAATTTATCATTATTATATGGTATGTTTTTAGCTATGGCGGTTGCTAAAGCTTTAGTATCTATGATTCTTTTTATATAACTCTGATCTAATTTTCTACCCATCGCTCTACGCCAGACATCAATCATATATACATCAAATCCAAGTAAGTTTTGACCGACTATCAAAGTATCTTCATCATACAAATACTTAGAAAATTCATCCCATACTTGATTTGGCGCTAAGCACTTAGAATAGTATTTTTTTTCTGAAAAACCTGTAACTTTAGCTGCACCTTCAGATACATTTATATTAGGCCAATGTATAAATTTATCATGCCTCTCTTGAATTTCATCACCTTTTACCACAAGCCAAGCAATTTGCCAAGGTCTTGATGTAATTAAATTCAAACCCTCCGTTTCAGTATCAAAAACAATGTATTTTTGATTTTTATTAAATCTTAGTAATGTATCATCCATTTACGTACTCCTCAAAACTTTCAAAGCAAAACTCATTACTGCCAAAATGATTTAAATTTGGACAACTTAATGTGGAGGGTCTACCAAATTTCCTGCCACATATAATTTTATATGTCTGTAAAGCCTCTGCATCATCTTTTTTTTCATACAAAACGCTTTTTACCAACTCTGAATCATATTTATCCTTGCAATACTCAAAAACAGCTTGAGATATAATATCGTCAAATGGCAAGTTGTTTTTCTCTATCCAAAAAATAGGTTTAATTTTATTAAAATTAGGTATGCAATTTTTTAAGTACAATTGGTTTTGATATATAAAAGAATCGTAAAAAGGGATTACTAACTCCAAACTATCATTATCCCATATTGTGTTTAAATAATTAAAATCAACTTGACCTTTGTTACCTATATGAGCAAAAGAGTATATTTTATTTAACAACTTACAGCCTTGATCGTTTTTTGCTAAAATTATAACTTTATGATCTGAATTATCATTTTCTTTTGATACGTCGTTGCAACAAGACACTCTCAACCCAAAAACTAGATGTATGTCATTTTGTTTTGTCAAGTTATGAGCTTTCACAAAACCAGTCATAGAGTCCTCAACTAAGACCAAAAACTTTTCATTAGTTTTTTTGTAAAGCTTTACTATGTTTTCTATAGTAAGAATACTTTTACCTATTGAATAATCTGACTTAAAAATTGGGGTCATGTAAAAAATATATGACCACATCATCAACTGTCAAGTTAAATGAGCAGGACAACCCTCATAATATTTTATTTCATATGTAAAATTTTCAGGTAATGATTTTTCATCAAAATCTTCTTCAAAAACAGATGAATGTAGATCGCCTTTTTCATCAAACACTTTGTAATAGAAAAAATCAAACTTCATAGGGCAATGCCATTTTGGATCGCCATCAATTTTTAATTCACCTTTTTTTGTAGCAAAGCCACATAAAAGTTTGCCGCTAAATGAACCATCACTTGGAAAACCTTTATAGGCTGCATAATTGCTTTTGGCATCTTTTATAGTAAAATTATCTAAATATCTCTGTATTTCAGATAGTTGTAGCTCAAATCCATGTAATTCATCATTATCTAATGGTTTCATTTTTACAAGACCAGAATTATTAGAATTTTCATCTAAATCGAACTTTAAAAACAAAAATTCACTAACTCTTGTAGAGTACTCAGGAAACATTTTTTTTACAGCCAAACTGTACATTAGATCTTGGAGATTATCAGTATAATCTTTACCTTTAAAAACTGATTTACTTGTTTTAAAGTCTCTTATAATAGCAAATTTTTTTCTTTTATATAAAAACAGTTTGTCTATGAAGCCTCTTATTTTATATTTTATATCGCCATTATTTTCTACGATTAAAAAATCTTTTTCAGAATAATCTTCAGTAGGTTTACCTAGATCTTTACCAAAAAAATCATAAGTTAAGCCATTAAATATCATCTCCTTCATTAACTGCACGTTTTCCTCGTCAGAAACACCCTCTCTAACGGCATGTTTTAGTATTAGTTTTTTTATTGATGGGACAGAAAAAACATCTTGCGTTTTTATAATTTTATTAAAATATTTTTTTCTTTTAGGTAATCCTAAAACCTCAAATATTAAATGGCAAATAGACCCTCTTTTTGCACCATCATTACTTTTATCTGGTAAATTTAATTTATATTTACACCAGTAAAGCCAAGAGCACGATTCAGCCGTTTTAATTCTGCTGGCAGATAAAGGTGTCTCAGGAATGTTCATTGCTTAACACTAACGAAGTTTTTATTTCATTCTTAGTGAAGCATGAATTGTTCTTATCTATAAATTCTAAGATTTTTTGAAATTGTTTAGGTTGGTCTACGCTATCATAGTACCAATTTTTAAGTTCAAAATCGTCTAAATTAGCATCACCAAAATCATTATAAGGTTTTGGCGGCATTTTTATACTTAAATTTTGTAAATCGAAGTATTTCGATAATTTTAAATAATTTTTAACAGCTGCAATATGTCCTCTATTTTGCGAACTATGGTCATCATTATTAGTACAAATATAGATATTGTTGACACACTTACTGCTAAGAAAATTAATAATATTGTTGTTAACGCATAAGCCAAATATGACAAGCACGTTCTTAATATTTTGTTCATAAAGGGCAAGGGCATCTCCTATACTTTCTACTAGTATTACTGTTTTATTTTGTTCTATAGCTTGGTTAACACCTGTTTTTACATTAAATGCAGGATAAACCCAGTTGTTTCTTCTGCCTATATGCTTCCATTTTGGATAATTATTGTTATTATCAACTTTTCTACCAGAAAATCCTATAATTTGTTCATGCTCATTATATATCGGAAAAACCATTCTTCGATACATTTTTCCTACGCCAGCTAAACCAACATCAAAAAGCTTTTGGGTCTCCTCAGATATGTTCCTATCATTATAAAATTTATAATTAGGAAATAATTTGTCTAGAGATTTTGCAGGGTAAACTTTTTCCATTTCAATAGTCTGCTTTTTTACATATTGTTCTACAGTGCCAGACTTAATTTTTGAAATAATTGAACTATAATCCTCGTTTTTTAATGATGCGGTAGCCCTAACAAGTGACTCAAAGGGTTGAGAGCCTTTGTTTTGAACAAAATCCATCCAAACGCCTGTATTTTTATATATTTTTACAGCTGTTTTGTTATCGCCATTTCTATACAAAGCTTGAGTTCTCCAGTGATCTCCACAATCTATGAGATTGTAACCTAAAGACTCTAAGGTTTGTTGAAAATCATCCGAGCTGATCGAAGTCTGGTATTTCTTGTTGCTGTCCATCTGTATTTAACTCAATGTCACCATTTAATACACGAGCTATATCTCTCAAATCGCCCCTCTCAGTAATATTAAAATTATTAAAATCTAAATTAATTGAATTTTTTCTCAAGGTATCTCCAACTCTAACAGGTTCTATAGCGCCAGCTATATCGTTTCCTAAATGTCTAGATTTTACATTTATAAGCTTATGTGTGCCAAAAGACGCACCCTCCCTCTCTATTTCATCAGCAGTTTTATTTCTTAATATAAACATGTGAGAACAGAACTGTGTGATCCTGTCAGATAATGAAACAACTGATTCATCGTCTACTATTGTATCTGAATTTCGGTTATTCGTTATGCCATACCTATTTGATTGAACTGAGGTAATCATAGGAATAATCGGCTCGCCATCATACAAAATTTCTTTCTGAACGCATTTTTTAAATTTATCAACCATCTCTCCAACAATTTGCCACTCAGATTTATTCATCATGGATTCAGAGGTTGTTTTAATATAATCAAAAGAAAAAATCATCTGATTGCCTCTGCCGACTTTAGAGTAATAAAATCTTTTTAAAGTATTTATCATTGAGTCTACGTCCATACCCCCCACATTATAATAGTAAAATTTTAAATCTTTTACTTTAGCCCAAACTGATCTAACTTTATCTACAACTGTTTTACCCGCCTGTCTCCACTTACCACTCTCTAATAAATGCATGGGTATGTTTGAGAGAGCAGAGCACTGTCTCATAATAAGCTCCTCTTTGCTCATCTCTCCGTTATCAAAATGCAAGACAGGAACATTATATTTTAGACTAACTTTAGTGCAATAATCCATACAAAACTGAGTTTTACCAACTCCAGATCTAGCGACAACAACAGTTATATTTCCAGGTCTTAATAAAGATCCATATATACTATTGATTTTGTCATGAGGGCCAAACATACCGAACTCAGTAACAGGATTGTTGCCTCTATGCTCAATAATACTTTCCATGTCATCATATATGTTAACAGGAATGTCATTGCCAATCTCATATAAATTTATTTTTGAATTGTAAATTTTATCTGCGGCTTCGATAATATCGGCATAAGATGTCTCAGGAGACATGCCTTTCATCTTTTTGGCTATAGTATTAGATGATTTAAGGATCTCGCGCCTAATTGAATACTTTTTAAGTTCTTTAGCGGTTTTTATTGTGTTGCCAGACGGAACTTTTCGCAAGCATAAAGATTTTATATAGTCTGATGGATTTAGATTATCCTCAAATGATATACCTACCTCGTTAACTCTTTGAGCTATAATAATCTCATCGACATCCTCACCAGCATTTACAGCTTGCTCTATGATTCTAAATATAGTGCTATTTAAAGATGACTGCTCAGAGTAAAAATCAGAAACACTTATGAAGTTGCATATTTCTGTTAAAGCTTGAGGCTCTTTTAACAAACCTGCTAAAAGCTGTTTTTCTAATTCGTAAGAGTATATCATTCTTCGTCATCTTGAGATCGCTTTTCTACAGTAGAACTATCAAGAAAGTCTTGCAAGCATTTACTTAGCGCAAGCTCAGTCATTGCACAATCAAACTTTCTGTAAATCAAAGGTTTACCATTTTCAGATGAAACAGCCATTATAATTCCTTTATATTTATCTGCGCCACCTGAAAGCTCATATAGCTTATCAACCATCTCGCTTGGTATATGGAAATCACTTTCCTCATCTTCAATGTTCATAGGTATATATCTTGATTTTTAAATAATGATGCCTGTATCTCATCTTGAGGATAAACCTCTGCTAACTTTATGCCATTCGCTTGACAGAAATCAAGTTTCTTTTCATCTCTTTTTAACTGATCAGAATATTTAAAGTGATTTTTATGGAAGAATTTTACATACTTTGTATGTTGCGCCCCTTGAACTTCAACAGCAATTTTTTTATTGGCGTTATAAAAATCTAAAGTTAATCTAGTCCCTACAACTCTGAACTCCTCAAAAACAATATCGTTCTGCCAATATTCAAAAAGAAATTTTTTAACCTTTGTTTGAAATTTGCTACGACTAGGTTTATGCCAATCTATTAAATATTTTTTTGCGTTTTTAAGATTTCTTTGTTTACCATATTGATCAACAAACTTCATGAGGTTATTTGCTGTTTGAAGTAATCAATTAAAAATTTGCAAAGTTTTTCATCTTCATCAAGGATTTTAAATAAATTGTTATCTCCTTGAACTTGCTCAGGAAACTCTAATTTATTATCATTTAATAAATCTTTGAAATCGTCTGTAGGTTTGATCCAAGATCCTTTTTTTTCTACAAAGTCCCAAGCATAAAGTAAATCAACTACCTCTTTTTCAATCCATATAGAGTTGCCCCCAGATCTATTGTACCTAACAGGATAAGTTAAAGTGACATTTGATTTTTCATTAGGAGATTTAGCTATTAAAACCTTTGCAAAATGACCAATGATTGGGTTTTTTTTCTCATCAATAGTTTTTAAACTTGGGTTCTGAAGAATCAAGTCGGCTTTATACCTAGGTTGAAACTGTATGCAAGTATTAGCATAATGCTGTAAAGCATATCCACCTGTAGCTACAGATTGTCTAGGCGGCTCTTTAGAATATTGATCTCTCATTTCTGATCTTACCTGACTAATAAAAATAGCCATGTGACCTCTCTTGCCTAAAGCTATACTAGTTTGAGCACACCACCTAGCTGCAATAGACGCTCCAGAGGCTATTTTAGCAAACTCTTCAAAACCTTTAGATGCGTCATTTTTCGCTGTTAATCCATCAACAGAATCTAATATAAAACAATATTTTTGTGGGTTTTTTACATTATCTATAAGTTGCTTGATGCAAGTCATAGCTGTTTCATATATATTGGTTTCTAACACAAAACAAGTGCCATCCTCCCATTCATCAGCTGACCAAACAAACTTTACACCTGATCTTTCTCTTATTTCTGGAGCGAGTCTACCTTCAGCTTTGATATACAAACCTCTTGGTTTCTCTACAGTGTTTAAAAAATTCTTCATTACTTCCAAAGCTTCAGAGGTTTTACCTCCCTCAGTCAGCCCAGTAAAGCGATGTAATCCAGGTCCAAAGCCTCCATTCATACAAAGGTCAAACTGCAAAGATCCACTAGAGACTTTGTAATCGCACTCTTTTTCAAAGTTATAATGATCGCTTTTGTTTGATTTCAAAAAATTGCCAAGAAGTTCATTTGGGTCTGGTCCGTCACTCATTTAAAAAATCTCTAATTGTTTTTTTATTAGGTTTGATTTTGGCATCCTTGCCAAACTTATCGCCGATATTATACCGTGGGTATTTTGAAAAGTCCACTTTAAAATTAAATGCTCTAAACTTTTCATCTAATTTATCTGTCAGCTTTGGGCTAATCAAGTAAGTTAATGAATCAAACTTTTTTGGAAAAGAAACAATACTCATAAATTCTTGTGAGTACTTAGAACATAAATCGTTCAAAAGCTTCATCTCGCGAGAAAAAAAAGGTCTACGACCCTTTTCTGGGATGATTAAAAGCTTTTCTAAAATTTGTCTTTTATTAAGCTTTAGTTTCTTAGCCACTAATAAGAATTTACAATTTTTAAATCATTGTCAACCATTTTTCTTACTAAGTCTACAAAAGTGCTTTTAGGCTCCCAGCCAAGCTCATTTCTAGCTCTGGTTGAATCACCAAGCAGTAAGTCAACTTCTGCTGGTCTGTAAAACTTTGGATCAACCTCCATTAATAAATCATCACCATGAAAATACTTAGTGTTTTCCTCAAATCCCTCCCATCTACACATTGATCTGTGAAATCCAGCTATATGAAACGCCTCCTCAACAAATTCTTTTATGCTATGTGTTTCATCTGAAGATAAAACATAATCGTCAGGAGTTTTTTTAGAAGTATTAGTTGAATATTGTTCTTGATTTAACATTCTCCATACACCATCCATAAAATCTTCAGTATCGCTCCAATCTCTTCTAGACTCTACATTTCCAAGTCTCAAAGGTTCAAAATTTTTTTTATTAACGTATTCATTACTAATACGTGCAACATTTTGAGTAATCTTTCTAGTGACAAATTCCGAACCTCTACGCACACCCTCATGATTAAAAAGCCAACCTTGAATTGCATATAACCCATAAGAGTCTCGATATACTTTTACTAAGTGCCTAGCGGAACATTTTGAAGCGCCATAAGGACTTCTTGGTCTAAGTGGGTGTTCTTCATTTTGTGGTTGTGTTATGACATCGCCAAATTCCTCAGACGATCCAGCATTGTAGTATCTACATTGTGGGCAGTGCCTTTTTATGGCTTCTAATTGATGTAAAACAGACATGCAGTTTGTCACCATGTGATTTACTGGCTGTGTCCAGCTATTTCCAACAAAAGAATTTGCTGCAAAATTTATAAAGTAATGAGGTTTATGCTCAGCTATTACTTTATCTATGTTTTGAGGGTCAGTGACATCTAAGTCAATAAGAAAAAATCTTGGATGATCAAGCAAATGTGAAATATTATCGTGATTTTTAACACTTAACCGTCTAGCGCCCCCAATAATTGTGTGTTTTGTATTTTTGAGTAAGTAATCTGTCATGAGACTACCGTCTTGCCCAGTAACCCCAGTGATAATAATTACAATATTATCTTTTTTCATTGACTTTTTCTTCTATCCATTGATATGTTGAAGACACCCCCTTTAGTAATGGTTTTTGTGATTCCCAGCCAATTTTTTCTTTAAAAAGTGTGTTGTCAGAATTTCTACCCTTCACTCCTAATGGGCATTTATGACCATACTTTTGCTCAAATTCTTCACCAAAAAGATTTTTAATGGATATATTTTTGCCTGATGATTTAATAGCTAGCTCTGCTAATTCATTAATAGTAACCATTTCCTCTGAGCCAATGTTAACTGGACCAGAAAAATGATCTTGAGCCATAAACTTTTCAATAGCTTTTAAGCACTCATCAATGTATAAAAAAGAACGAGTTTGTTTTCCATCTCCCCATACCTCAATTTCTCCCCCGTCTTCACATTCTGCTACTTTACGACACATCGCAGCTGGAGCTTTTTCTTTGCCGCCTGTCCAAGTTCCTTGAGGGCCAAAAATATTATGAAATCTGCCTATTCTAATTTTAAGGTCATAATTTCTTTGAAATGCTAAATATAATCTCTCACTAAAAAGTTTTTCCCAGCCATATTCAGAATCTGGATTTGCAGGGTACGCTGAAGACTCTTCGCAATTAGGATTATCAGGATCAAGCTGATTATGCTCTGGATACATGCATGCTGAAGATGAATAAAATATTTTGCCAACTTTTTGTTTAACCGCCTCTTTAGCTAAATGTAAATTAATCAACGCAGAATTATGCATGACGTTAGCGTCGTTCTCTCCTGTAAATATATACCCTGCCCCGCCCATATCTGCGGCTAATTGATAAACTTCATCAAAAGAATGATTTGGGCCAAGTTCTACAACTTCAGACATTATTTTTGCATCTGTCAAATCAGCCCGAATAAATTCATCACATATCTCCGACCAATCAAAGTACTCATGATGCTTAATATCCACCGCTCTTACCCAGTATCCTGCATTTTTAAGTTTTCTAGCTAAATGCCCACCAATAAAGCCCCCACCTCCTAAAATTAATGCTGTTTTATCCATTTTTTTTTAATTTAAAATATAATCTGTGCAAATATCAAATTATTATGTGTTGTTAACTTTTAATTTCTATATTGTTTATATCTCCTCGATTCGTTTTGTCTTGTCGCAAATTAACAAATCATAGTCTGGTTTTTCATTACAAATTAACTGATGGTATTTGCATCCCCAATCTCTAAGTTGTTTGATTGTTAATGCTGAACAGTCTGTTTTTGATCGACACCCTCTAGCTGTCCAATAAATTATTTCATTACCCTCATCAAATAACTTGTTAATTTTTTTTATATTTTTATAACTAGGTTTTGCTAACTCATATCTACGCTTACCTGTATAAAAACAAATTGTTTCATCTATATCGACATATATTTTCATTAAAATTTGTAATCGAAACTTTTTAAATCATTTTTGTAAAAGTCGCCTATAGCTTCAATACTTTCTTTGTCGTAAAATTCTCTATAGGTTTTGTTGTTTCTTAAATGACTCTTGTTATTCTCATGAAAGTTTAAATTGTTTTTGAAGTTAAGTGTTTTTGATAAAATACTATAATCATCTAGCAAGTTTTCAAATTTTCCAATAAAATCTACTTTATTATTTGCTAAAGAAAGTTGATCAGAAAGGGGTAAAAAGTGTATTTGAGATGACAAGGAAGAATTCTTAAAATCCACACATAAATCTTTGAATGATTGATATTTCAAAAACTCAGCAGCCCATTTATCATAGTTAGAAATTCCATAACGTGGATAAAACTGATTAAACAGAGAAAGGAATCTGCTCCACGGATTTCTTACAAAAGCAAACTTAAAGTATTTTTCTGTTTCAGGAAATTCTTTTACCACATTTTTAGCCGACATGTGATATTGTGGTGGGTAAGCCTTTAATCCCCCCTCCCACTCAATAGAGTCTCCTTCTGATTCTTTTTCTAACTGCTTATACATACTTGTGCAAGCACACCTAGCATTAGCTATAAAAACAAACTTTTTTGTATGATTTATAAAAGCCATTCAGTAATGTTTCCAAACGTATTTTTCAAAATTTTCCACTTTGTTTTCTAAAAGTTGTTTTTCGAGTTCTGGAGTAAGAATGTGTCCATTAGGGTCGTTTACTTCTCGAAAATTAAACCATTTGATATCAGAAGGAGTTAAAATCTTTATATTTTTTTTGATAGATCGTTTCCAGAAATCCAAATCGAAATTTTTAGGCATAGCCTCATTATTAACATCTTCTATGTAATTTCGTGCAAGAGGGCCAGTTCCATCATCAATCCAAGAAACTGACCATTTTTCAGGGTTAAACATTTTTAGTTGGGTGTTTACGTGAGAATACATAAACAAGTCCATTAATCTATAACTGTTTTCATAATAAAAAGTATTTAATAATGCTTTTTTACTATTTATTAATTCTTGATGACAAAAACTAGTTATTTCTGGCATCATGTTTAAGGAGTCAGTTCTAGTTTTACAAACATATTTTATTCCCTTATCTTTAATGTGTTGTAAACCTTTAGAGACCAGTTGTGGGTGACCTTTACCAAGTTCGGTTCTTAAGATTTGAGAGGGCCAATAATGCCAATCTGTGTGCTCTAAAGTGCTTTTTAGTGGTAACTCGCCATGCCCGACCAAAGCTATGTAGCTATCTGGATTGTTTCTCCTATAATGTTTAACACAAAAATCAAAAACTCTATATTTCCAGTCTTCTCCTTTTTCTATATATTGATGAGTTATTAGTAAAGCTTTATTCATTTAATAAAGTGGATAGTCGGTGCATACGCCATAGCACTTGTAATTTTTTTCTTTCCAATCTTGATCTTTATGAACAATAATAGATTTATCACAAACTTTTTTATTAGGAAAAGTCCAAATTAAATTATTAGAAATTAGAGTGTAATCGTCATTTTGATGCCAAAAAAAACAAACATAATTAGGAAGATAGGTTAAAGCTTCTAAATTTTTAGCATGAATCCACAGGTTCGGTTTGCATAAAAATTTCCAATCAATGTCGTAGATGGGTTGGTGATGTCCTGTATAAAAGTTTCCGTCTATTCTCCAAACATCTATTTCGCAATCAATGCCTTTGTTTAAAACTTTTAAGATTTGATCTGGATGGTTTTCGGTTTTGGGGTCTGGGCCAGAAATATTTGCTCTATGTGATATTAATCTCATTATTGCTCACTAATTCTAGTCATATGCCTACCGCCATCAAAAGAAGATTTTACAAGGGTGTCTACAATGTCCTTCAAAGAATCCATAGAAGTATATTTAGATGGTATAGAAAAAAAGTTAGCACAGTTATGTCTACGCGACATTTCTGCTGTGTATTTATCGAATATAAGCGCAGCCCTGACTCCCTCTTTATGGTTAGCTAAAATATTAATTCCTTGTCCTGTCCTACAAAAACCCAAAATAAAATCACAAGTCTTATTGTTGAGAGATTCAACTGCTTGATTAACATAAGCGTTATAATCAACGTCTTTTTCTACATGACACCCAAAGTCCACATGTTCAATACCCAAAGATTTTAAGACCTTTTTAACGTCTTCCTTTCTTTGGTATCCAGAGTGATCGCAACATAATCCTACAGGTTTTTCACCAAACCTATACGCCACCTTATCAACAAAAAATTCTAATTCCTCTGGAGTGCCTAACACATGCATTTTTTCTACTTGTTTGATGCCAACACTGCGACCATCTCTAATTAGAAGGTTATACATCGGGCAGATATAGAATTCATCTTTAGTTCTAATATCTTTAGTTACAAGCTCTTCGGCATAATCTACAAAATATTTTCCTTTTTTAAAGTAATAAACACCAACCGCTGCATCTGAGCTTATAACTTGTTTCTCTGCTGTTTTAGTAGCAAACCCATCTGTGTCAATGGCTACATAACTATGAGCTGGGCTGTTGGCTTTAAATGTCAGAAGTAATCCATCTAAGTCTTTATCTATTGTATTAGGATCAAAAGTGTTTTGGAAATAAACGTCTGGTGTGTATATGATTAGAGGGTTATCATTATCTATATATTTTTTCGCCAATAAACAAGTTGATACGGAACCATCTGTGTCATGATCAACCACTACTATTTTAGTGTCTGGACCGAACTTCTGTTTTAAAATTTGATCAATAGAAAAATTGTTTATGTGCTCCAGTCTAACAGCAAAAATTAAATTACAATCTTTTGTGTCGATAGACTCCATAGCCCAATCAATAACCTGCTTGGTTTTAGCCATAATTAACGGTTTTGGCATGGTGTAACCCTGATCGCTAAATCTTTGAGCTTTACCAGCTATGGGCAATAATAAATTATATTTCTTCATTTTATTTTTCTCAGTGTCCCTTGATAATTTTTTTCAAAAACCCCACGCTCTTCTCCTAGTTCTACTAATCTCATGAATTCAAGACTACTTCTTTGTGTTAAAATATTATTGTTTTTTAACAAAAGACCCAGTAAGCACTCTGGAGGTGGAGGTTGGTATACCTTATATTTTCCCCAGCTTTGAGGTTCATTATATTGTTTTTTAATATTTAAAATATTTGGATATAAACTACAATAAGTGTCCATAACACTAGAGCTTCCAAAAGCAAAATTATCAGCGACAAAAGGCATAACATTTGGGGCTGGCTCAAACCAAAAACTATTTCTTATGGTTCTTTCTCCCACATCCAATAAACTAGTGCTCACAAAAATAAGTTTATTATTTTCTAAACATTGATTTATTTCTTTTGAGGGTATTTCCTGCTCATAAAGAGAGTCCATTCTGCTTCTTATTACAATATCATACTTAAACCCTAATTGTTTTTCTCTTGTTTTTTTTATCTCGTTGCTTCTATACCAGCTATAGGAAGCTGGCGTAATTGTGCTTCCTTCTATATCTGCTTTTAAGTAATTCCATTCTTGATCTTCATAAGCTTCAATAGAATAGTCGAAATAATTTTTTTCTTTATTTAAGTGATTTGTAAAAAAAGATATTTTTTCGTCTTGTGTTTTCCAGTTATCAGAAACAGCTTTGAATCTATTTGCTGCTCTGCCTCCTCCTGATTCTATATCCCAAGTATGAACAAACAGGTCAGCATCATAAGGCTCGACAAGATACTTAATTATATCTTTAACAGTAAATTTAACACCCCTTGTTAATCCAGATAAACATACAGCGACCTTCATATTATTTTTTTGATTTTAAAAATGATGTAGTTTTGTGCATAGCTAAGTTGGATGCTTTTATTATATTAGAATATTGTAAATCTTCAATTAAAAAGGCGGCATAAGAATCTCCTGCGCCGTTTACTTCTAAATTGTTTAGTTTTTTTATTTTAGACGAATAGATTTTCTTGCTTTTTTCTAATATTTCAATACCTTTATCATCGTGCAATATTGTAAAATTCTTTAAATGTATATTGTTGTACAAATTTTTTCTTTCTCTAGAATCAAATATAATTTCTGCTTTTTCCATTACATCTATAAAATTTTCTCTAGGTGAGTTAGTGCAAAAATCTAAACTAATTGGTATATTTATATTAAATATTTTTCTGTAATCTTCTATATCATCTATATAAGCAACGTGGAGCCAATCACAATTTTTATTAATTGATTCAACGCTGGATAAACTTAAATAAGATTTTTCTTCTAAAAATGTAAAAGAAGTTCTTTTGCTGCTACCAACATCGTTAATTATAAAAGCTTTTCGTTTACCTGTATCATAAATTTTAAAATTTACATTTTTTACAGGAACTCGTAAAAAATTATAGATACCACCTAATCTATTTTTAAAACAGTCACAAATATTTGTTTCACCCTCAAGTAAAGACTTGCTCGTTAATAAGTGATCCTCATATTTTTTCCCCAGTAAACCAACTGTTAGCATGGTTTAAATTTTCTTAAAGGGCATTATCAATGTTCTAAAAT